ACACCATTGAATGCACTAGCAGTCTGCTTATGACTGGCGGTCATTAATACTGTATCAGGTGAACCACCATTAGTGAAACATACTAAAAGACCAGCTTTTAATAATGCTTCTGTGTAGTCTCTTGCAGTACCACCAGCGATTGCAGCAGCACCAGTTCCTAGAGGAACTGCTGAAGGCGATCCATTTTTAGAGTAGTTGTTAGTTGGTGATGCTGGGCCATACCATGTGCCTACAGATGCAGACTTTCTAGCAGTTGAAGCATTACCAGCTACTTTAGCTTGTTCTACTCCGATCATGGAGCTTTCCATGTCTCGCTTGAGTTCTTTACCCATTTTAGCTAGTTGATAAGCCATCTGCTCACCCATACCAGCATTATCTACTGATGAATCTGAACCTGAAATGGTTACTGATTTTGCAGAGATTTGAGTATAGTTAGTTAAACGAGAAGTATCTGCTCTTGCTTCTCCTGTATAGTCGTCACCTTCAACTTGTGCGTTGGTTGTACTAGCAGCAGTAAGTGAATCTGTCTGCCATTGATGTAGTGTGTTTGTAGCTGTACCTTTAGATGCGTTGCTCATAAAAGGGGTTTCTGTAGGACTAATATTGTATATTATGTCAGCTAAATCTTCCCTAATAGGATTAACTAAATCGTAAGTGTCCAGCGTATTGGTCGGTTGGGCCATTACTTATTCCTTTCTTTAGTTATTATTAAGAATACATCTCTTTAAGAATGGAAACTGCGTCTTGCATTTTTCCTGATCTTTTCAGAGTTGCTTTTTTAGATTTCAATCGTTTTGCATTATCACTATCATCTTGTACTTTAGGACTACTAGAACTAACCACTTTCGATACCTTCGTTACTTTTTTATTATTTAGATTAGCTTTCTTTAACTTATCGTATCGATAAGCATTGGCTAACATCATAACTGCTCGGTGATCTACTAACATTGCAATTTCTTGATCGGTATAACCAATAGACTTTGCATAGTTAGTTAAGTTCTTTACGAACTCTGGGCCTTTATCTTTGTCGCCATAGACAGGTAGTTTTTCAGCAAGAAGTTTTCTCTCATTATCTAAATATTGAGAATAGACCTTTTCGCTTTCTTGTTGTTTTTCTTGGCGAATACGATCTTGTTCTTGTTGAGCTGCTAGTTGTAACTCTTTTCTGCGATCTTGTTCAGCTTTCTGTTTTACAAACTCTGCTGGATCTTCTTGGTAGAGTCTTTCCATATCGACTTGAGGTTCGGTAGCTCTTAGTTGTTCGGATAATACTTGAAGTTGCTTTTCGTATTGATCTCTTTTGATTTTAGCCTCCTCGTTTAACCTGGTGTTTTCGTTTTTTAATTCTTCAACACTTTTTCTATCTTGCGATAGTTTTTCGGTTTTACGAGTATAATCACTTTGTCGAGAATATCCCTTTTTGAGTTCTTCAAGTGTGACTTCAGTCTCCTCACCATTTACAGTAAGTTTATAAAGTTCTTGATTAGTATCTGAAGGTGTTTCATCTTCAATTTGATCTATTAGTTCTGAATCTTCTAAAGTTTCTTCGATATTCGTTTCCGAGTCGCTTCCTTCTTTAGTTGATTCTTCACTTGCAGTTTCTTGATTCCCTGAGGCATTGAGTAGGGTTTTCAAGTTTTCTGCTGCCTCTCCTATATTGAGAGAATTGGGCTTTGGTGCAACAGATTCATTTTGAGTTTCTGTTGCAGAGTCCATTGCTGGTTGTTCTGCCATTTAATTACTCCTATTTTTTTATGATTTTACCAGTCTCCATAACAGACTGTATTTGCATCACAACGAGTTCTAACATTCTCCTCATAACGAAAATGTTTTCCCTCTGTTCTGAACTTTTGAGATCACTATTTAACCATTCTTGATTAAGGTCGGATCGAATTTTGTTTACTGCTTCTATAAATAATGGGTGTTCTAGTATTTGTTTAGCTTCTTGACTTTGTTTTTGTTCGTTATCTGCCATTATAAACCATATCTAAAACCAGCTTTCGCACCAGTTTTTGCAGTATCTTTGTATTTTTGCCTTCTGTTAAAGTTTTGCATTGATCTTCCACCTGATGTGTCACCTAAATTATTTGAATATGATTTTATTGTTGATGCACCAAAGTCAGATTGAAATGGTTGAGATGTAACATTAAGACCAGCATAGACATTACCCATATCATCAGCTTTATCACCTCTTGTAGTGACATCAGCCATAGCTTGAGCTTCTTCTTCTGTTCTACCTAAAGTATTTTGTGCAAAATCCATCATGTTGTCTTTGGCTAATTGGTTTTCAAATGCCTGGTTAGCTTGTACTAAGTTTAAATTGCCACCTTTTGCCCAACTATAACCACCATCATCTCTTTTATTTATAACTCCAGCATCAGCTAATCTTTTAGCATCTAAATAAACACCTAACTGACCAAAGGGTGTAAATCTTTTATATAAACCACTTAATCCATCACCATATAAATCTAGTTTTTTGTTAGGATCATTAGGATCAAAGTAAGATTGAACATCATCGGCTGTACTACCACCTAGACCTAAGTTCATAAAGGCATTTTGTTCAGGACTATAAACACTTCCGACACCCTCATAAGGTGAAGGTGTTGTTTCATTATCACTATCACCATTCAATTCTTCTGGTGCTACTTCAGCTATAACACAGGCCTGAAGCACAGGATCGTAAACTCTGCCCTCTCCAGGATAAAGTTCTTCACAATTAGGAACTGTTGGATCAGGTGAGGGTTGGGCTGCTGGTGGCACAAAAGGAGTACTATCAACTAAATAGGGGTTTGTTGATGGTGTTGTGTAAGGAGGAAGGCCACCAGACATATTGTTGAGGTAATTGTTTATAATTCCTTGAGCTTGAGTTGATTGAAAAAATGGTGATTCAAATGCCATTAGTTAATTCCTTGTTCTATAATTTTTGTTGCTAGTTTTTCTTTTTCTAATTGTCTTGCATCAGTCTCTTTTACAACTTGTGTTGCTAGTTTCTGTTGATCGAGATTTAACTTTTCTAATTTATATTGTTCATCAGACTGCTGCTTTCTAGCTTTCAGTTGTAGGTCTGCTTGATCTTTTGCTTGGAGTCTTTGAAGTTCTTGTTGTGCTAATTGTACTGTTGGATCTTGTTGTGGTTGTTTTGGTGGAGGAGGAGGCATTGTTGCTGGATTGTTAAAGAACTGACTTGCGTCTTTGTAACCAGCATTCTCTAAATACTTCTCTAAGGTATTATAAATCTTTTGAGGATCGACAATACCCATACCACCAGCACCGATTAGTTTTTCTTGGACTGCCAAAACACGACTTAAAACTTCGAGTCTTTGATCTTGTGATCCTGTACCAAGTCCAACTTGTACTGTTGCGTTATATCTATCCACCCACTCTCTAGGGTTCATAGGTACAAACTGATTTCTCAGTTTAATAATTCTTTCTTGATCCTGGTACTTACACACTAAGGTTAAGATACCTTGAAACATTCTTTTAATACCTTCACTAAAGTTACGAGCATACAGCTCTATTCTTTGAGTAGAAGCATTCATCATCACATTCGCACTTGTAGCTGTAGTGTGTGATTTATTTATTTGATCGGCATCTAATCCCATTTGGACTTTAGAAACACCTGATCTTCCTTCTCTTATTTGATCGACTTTCTCTATCATCGCCAATCCCTCTTGCATAAAGTTAGGGGAAGCTAGGGGTGTGACAGCATTGGGTGATTTCACTCTCACAATTCCCCCAGCTCTTGATGTAAGGAGATCATCAATGTTTGCTTGTCCATCTACTACAACTGTTCTTGCGTTGTTTTGTAGATAAGCATTATTAAGAGTTTGCCTGAGAAGGGTAGTCTTAATTTCTTGAACATCGCCAATTAAATCATAAATGGATAATCCATAGAACCGATGAGGCATAGGGATAGCAGTAAGAGTAGCAAAAGGTATTTGTTCAATGGGTTCATTTTCTAATATGTGGTATGCGTTAGGCCCAGAACCTCCTACTACGATGTGTCTAAGTTCAGCTATTCCATCATTGTCGTAATCGCACTTCATATAAGCATCGACTACTGATACTCTCGTCAATAAAGGATCGATGTTTTGGAACTCTTGAGGCATAGTCTCATCATCAAAAGACCTTCTAGTTACTGCCTCTGTGTTATAAACTTCTTCATCAGCTACAGGTAATTCATTAACAATCTTTTTGTCAAAACCTTCACTAATTAATTCTGATCTTGTTTTAAAAACTCTTTGTGCAATAAAATTACAATCATCTAAGCTAGTAGCAGTCTTACTAATAAGCATACTCTCTGGTGGAACATTCTCTACAACTACACGACCATAATTTTTAACTCTTTTAACAGTAACATTGTAGGTAGCTTCCATCATATCGATACTATCAATATCTAGTTCTGTATTAGTATCTTCTACTTCTACAACTTCTACTTCAGGATCAGCTAATAATGCCTGGTACTCAGCAGTAGATAAATTTTCATAAGACTCTTGTTTTTGTTCTTTGTCTTTTTTCCAATAGTATTTAACAAAACCATTTTTAGAGATCAGAGCATCTTTAAACATAGTATGTAGAATAGAATAACCATTGTTATCCTTCATAAAGATATGGTTGATGTAATCTGATGCTTGATCTGCGTAAGCAACATCTTCTGGGCCTTGTGGCTCAAATCGAACTATGCTTTCACCTTGAGTAAAGATACGCATCATAGAAGGCAAGATACTTTCTACTACTTCTAAAACATCTTGTGATCTTACTTGGGATTGTCCTTCGACTTCGTTGCCTAATGGCTCACCTAAATAAAACTTTAAAGCATTCTTTCTTTGTTGTGTTAGCTCTCCACCATAAAACCCTAATGAGTTTGTGATCTCTTGCGATATTAATGCTTTTAATTTTTCTTTTGTAAATTTCATACTATTCCTAATCTGGGATATTTAATTTCTGACGACCAGTTCTTTGTTTCTTGTAATCCTGTACAGACATATCTAAAGGCATCAGCACTATGTGATGTCCAATCGTGTTGTGGTCTGTTTTTTGTTTCACCTTTATCGGTGACTGCCCATCGATATTGTCTCAAGGCATCTAATCCATCTTTTGTTTTTTCATAGTCAAACCAACATCTACCAAGTGTCATTCTGGTTGCGTTAATACCATCTTCAATAGACATCTTCGGTACAATGCTTGTCACTAATCCTAGTGATTGAGCTATTTCTAATCTTGATTTACCAGTTCCAATCTCTCGTACATTAGCATCATGGGGTAGGTAGTGGGTATCATAGACATAACCTCGATCATCCAGGACTGATGCGTAATACTCTAGCGACTCACCACTATCTTCAAAGTAATCTATAAGGTGGATTGCTGAACCTTTTTGCTGCACAAACCATATTGCAGTCTTATCTCGCATACCTAGATCCCAGTAAGTATCTACTTTAATAGTAGAGTCATAAGGAACTTTCGTAATACGACCTTCGGTGTCTGCCTTAGCTAATGATTGTGAATAGATAGCTCCTATAGCAGAGCTTTCAAAACTACATTCATATTCTGCCTCGTATATTTCAGGAGGCATCATTGATTTAGCTGCTGCTAGTTCTTCTTCATCTACAATCTTTGTTTCACTAGCTTTAAAACTTTTTGCGTACCAATTCTCATCCTGAAGTCCATGATTATAGAGTTCAAAGAACGAATTATGTCCTTGTGGAGTTCCAATAGCCACCATAAACCCTTTACGATCAGATAATGCTGGTCTAATAACCTCAGTCCACATTTTGGGAGGCATTTGTGCTACCTCATCAAGAACCACACCATCCATATACAATCCTTTAAGGGTTTGTGGTCTCTCACAACCGAGTAATTGTATTCTTCCACCATTAGGAAGATCAGCTCGTAGTTCTGTTTCGTGATATTCCATCTTCGGGAGAACTGATGTGTAATATTTTAAGTAATCCCAGGCTATTCTCTTAGCCATGCTATAAGTCGGTGCTATATAATAATACCGAGGTCTCGGCAACTTACATTGTAGGCACTTCTTAATCAGCTCATTAACTGTGAGGACTGTCTTGCCAAATCTTCTATGACAGACCAGGACTGAGAACCTGGCTAAATTCTTATGTATTTCTTTTTGTAGTGGTCTTGGTTTGTAGGGAATGGTTATTTTCATTGATAACTTTCTACAATCGCTTGACCAATGTAATAGGGTATGTGAGGTACTACTGCGTTTCCGAGGGTTTTAAGTCTGTCCACCCTTTTGGGAATCCCATGAGCCACTCTACCCACTCTGGGTTCAGACTCCCACCATTTTCCACCCAATCCTTTTTGTCGTTCTTCGCTATTGTTTGTGGAAGTGAGTTTCTGTGCGAATTGACTACTGCTTTCCCGCTGTCTTTGTAGTCTCTCCTCGTTGGTGTCGGCCACATTTGTCTCTCCACCACTTTTTCTATCAAAGAACCTTGTTTTCTCTCTCGACTGTTCATCAATCTTTGAGTTGCTTCTACTGTTTGAGAAGCTGTTGATGGACTTGTTGCTGGAGTTGGCCACATCAATCTTGGATGTGCTACTTGATCGTTCAAACTGATTGGCATTTTCTTTTCCAATTTCATCTTCATTCTCTTTACTGAATTGGCCCCTCTGCCACAATGTGCGTCTGGAGTTCTCCACATTCTCACTTTGTCTGCTAGGTTCAGAGAATGACTGTTCTTGCCATCCTTCGTTAATCTTCTCCCAGTTGGAGTTAGTTTCATGTTGGGATGTTCTATCTCTTGTGTCGTTGGAGTCGGCCACATCTTCGGAGTCCAATCTTTCATTCGTGGAGGGGTGAGAGATCCCATTTGCATTCCCTCTGCCTCTTCCTTCGTAATAACTCCATGATCTACTTTTCTTCGATAAGCTGTTATCGATCCCTCGCATGGCATTAGCGATGCTACCGGAGTAGGCCACAGTCCAGACTCGTTCTCTTTTGTGGTTGGCACCGATGCTAGCAGCTGAAATACTAAATGTCCTCGAGGAGTAACCTTCACTCGCCAAGTCCTCAAGTACCGAGTCGAGACCGAGTTTAATATGTCCACTAACATTCTCTCCAATAACCCATGTTGGTCGGAGTTCTTGGATAAGTCTAAAATACTCTGGCCAGAGGTGTCTCGGATCTTGCTCAGCTTTTTGTTTTCCAGCGACTGAGAAGGGCTGACAGGGGTATCCTCCTGTAATAATGTCGATTGTTCCAATATCTGTTCCTTTTAATTTGCGAATGTCATCAAAAATAGGAACATCAGGCCAATGTTTCTTTAAAACCTTTTGACAATAGGGTTCAATCTCACAGAATGCAGCAGTCTCAAAGTGTCCTGTAGCTTCTAATCCTAAACTAAAACCCCCTATACCTGAAAACAGGTCTAGTATTTTTAATTTCACTCATTCTCTTTCTTATCCCCTTTGTAAATGTCTTGTATTCGTGCAACTGTACTATCAGTAACTATTCCACGACCTGAATTTTGTTTAACTGGTGTCTTTTCGTTCATGTGTTTAACCATCATGGCAAAGACATCTAATTTTTTTGTGTTTTTTTTAGCTTTTTTCATATAATTAGTACCTATGCTGGTGTAACTCATTGGTAGAGTACCTTCTTGGTAAGAAGGGAGTAGGATGTTCGATTCATCTCATCAGCACCACTTAATCTTTATCCTCAAACTTTTTTTTATTTTCTATTTCCCACAAAAGATGATCTCTAATTGTCTTTAAATTTTTTGCAGAGGTATAGTTAAAGAGAGCTTTTATACCAGCGATACCAAGCCAACTTTCTCCATCCCCACATTCATTTTCTAGTGAGATTTTTTGTATTTCGTCTAATAGTTTTTCTTTTTGTTTCATAACAGTTACCTACTTTCATAGTATATGTGTAGTAACTGTGTATATTTTGGAAAAAATTTTCCAAAAAAAATGGTAATTTTTTATTACAAGACCACTATTTTTTTGGCTCTAGCTGACTTAATTTTTTTTCAGCCCTCAAAAATGCTTTTAATCTTTTAGGATCATCTTCAAAGCACTCTTGAAAATCTCCATTTAAAATTACTGTATGTAATGATTTCGTTTCTAAAATAGTAAGTTTCTTTATTTTGTTTTTTGTTTTTTTATTCATACTTAGTGATACAAGTTTAAATAAAATTTTTACAAAAAACTTTAGAGAATTTTGTTCTGAGTTGAAATCACTTACAATGTCAATGACACAGACTCGATGGGTGGTGGTAATTCTAAAAATACTGAAAAATAAGGGTTTTTTTTAGAAAATTCCAGAAACTTTAGCCAATTAATAAAATATCCTGGTAAAAGCTAGAAATATTCAGGGAACTACATCTTTAGTGAAGTGCTGCACTATATTTATCAATGGTTCTAGAGCTTTGTGTACCGATATTGTCCTGGTATTTTATAAAAAAGAACAAAATACCAACAAAATTGTCATAAAATATTACTTTTTTCTTACGAGAAGCACCATGCAAGTATAGAGCTTTTTTGTAATATTCTTAACAAACTCAACACTTTCTCTAACAATCCCATCAACAAACATGATTACTTTATAACCATATATCTCTAATTTCACTAAATATTCTGTACAATAAGTACAATTATAACTACTGCTACTGCTACTACAATGGTCTTACCCTTCTTATTAAGGTTATTCCATCTATCTGTTAGTTTTTGTATCATATCTATTATCCCTTCTACTTATCCCATTTAATAGAGAAACTTTGGTCTTTCATGTTCCCTATCTCTAAACTCTGCCGGTCTCCATACTTCTTCGCAGCTAACTTACTAGCCATCCATTGTTTATGTTTGATGAATGTATCTATAGCTTTAACATTAGCCATATCCATCTTAGTCTCTCCTGATTTCTTTACTGCATCTTTAGCTACTTTATCTACATCTGCCATAGAGTATTCAATACCATCTTCTTTTGCTTGACTGTATAATTCTCTTAAACCTGTTTTCTTATTTAACCATTGTCTCCATATCTCCCAAGATACATTAACTGTTTTTAATGCTTCTCTAATGGATTTACCTACTGCTAGTTCTTGTAAGACTGTATCTACTAGTTCTTTTGTATATTTTGTATGTGCTGCCATTTAATGTATTGTTTTGTTTGTATATCCTAATTCTGTGAAGCTCTTATGATCTTTGAATACTGTAATAAAATCTTGTGCTTGTTCGTTTGTATCAAAGTTTGCGAACCTGATTAATACTATTGGTTTACCTTCTTCATTAGCCAGGAAGATAGTCGTCGTTAGGTCTGAGTCGTCTAATCCGAGTGTAGATAGCTGAGTAAACTCTGTCGGTAATATGTTTTTTCCCTTTTGTTTTTGCTTTGATTTTTTCATGTAATTTCATTATGTAATCAGGATTAAGTTTCAGATAACTGCATATAGTGTTAAAATCCTCTGTACCTAACCATTCTCTAGCTTCTTTAATAATTTTCCATTCTGATATGTCAAAGTTTGGATGAGTAAGACCTACACTATCGCATAAACCTCTAACCAATGTGTTAAGCCAGAGTTGTTCCTCTGGTTTCATTGTTATAATTCCTTGAAATTTGTATGGATTTTTTCCATACCTATGGATCTTATTAAATAATATATATTAACTATTCAATAATCTAAATGGGCATAAATTGGCATATTTACATTCCCCAATGACTAATTAATAGATCAAGTGCATCTCTATATTGATCCATTCTTTTATGAGTAGCAGCTTTATTATCTATGATTACATCCCAGACCAATGATTGATGTTGTACTGTTGCCTTCATAGCTTCATTAAACTCTTGTTCATAATCTATTTTAAGGATGTTAAAGAACTCTGCACCATCTGGAATACCGGCTAATCTATTAAAGTTAAAGGTACAACTTTTCATTTTAGAACTAATTATCCCTAAATACTCTAGCTTTTGACCAGCTGCATACCTGGTTGCATTTCTTTTAGCATCAGTTGGATCTAATTGATGCCTGGCATAATAGCTCTCATGGACTGAATTAATCTTTTTAGCAATGTGTTTATTACCAATAACCATTTCGGCCATATCAGGTAATCTATATATCTTACCATTTTCACGAACAAGAGCTTGGCCACCATAGTCTATCTCTTGGACTTGTGAGACTTCTTTTGGTTTAGTTCGTTGCTGTTTTTTTTTCTTCTTTTTTGCCAAAATAATCCTCTGCTTTTATTGATGTTCCATCTTTTTTATATATCCAGTCCATCATTCCCCAAGACTCTTTAGACATAAAAAATAAAAGATCATCTTTTTCTTCAACAAAGTTTGCAGTAATGCCATGTTTCTTTTTAAAACTATCAAGATTAAATACTTCTTCATCATTGTATCGTTCCTGAGATAACCAAGTGCTAAAGTGTGGTATAAATATTTGATTTTCTGTATTACGACAAAGTTCATTGTATTTATCTATAATTAAATCTTCACTTATACTTACAGGCATATTTTTATATTTTTCGAGAGCCTTCTTCTTACTACCTCGCTTCACCATCAACGCATCCCATATATTATTAAAAGATACAGATACAGAATCAGATACAGATACAGAACACTTGCTAGAGGTTTGCTTCGCTTTTGCTAGACCACCTTTACGACCAGCTTCAGCTCTATGATTAATTTTTTCTACAGTTTTTTTATAATCTTCAAGTTGTCTTTCGTTATGCCATTTATTATCTATAAGTTTAAACTTTTCTATTAATACAGTATTAATATCTGTCTTTAATGATTCTACTTTATCAGGGTCGTTACTGTAAACATTTACAATAGTACAAAGTTTTTCAAAATTATTTGGTAATCCTTTTCCATTATAGACTCCAGCATAGCATAATAAAGTTATGTAAATTCCTCTTTGTTGGTGAGTAAAATCTGCTGTTCCTGTTAAAAAATCTTGGTAATAAAATTCAAACCAAGGTAATTTCATTTTCTCATCCATCAAGCCACCCTTCTTTTCTTAATATTTTTATATCTCTCGCTAACCCTGGGGTAAAATCTATGTATAGTTTTCTTTTTAAATTTTTTAAGTATCTCTGACAGTTGCTGCTGCTTTTGATACCTAACCCAAGCTGTATTTCTGTATAACTTGGTGAGAATTTCTGAGTGTTTTGGTAATGGTGTATAAACCTTAATATTTTTTTCTCTAAGTCTTTTAAGTCTTTCTGAGACCTCAGTAATTCTTGACAATTCTGGCAAAGGATCTCTAAAACCATTGACTCTCAATAGTTTTTGCCATATTTGTTCCCTGAAATTTACCCAAGTTGTTTTATTTTCCTTACATATTTCAACATATTTCTTATGTTGATCTAATATTAACAATAGTAATTTTTTTTCATAAATCAAATTATTCTTCATTTCTATAAAAATAAATTTTAATTATAATTTTTTTTTTAGTATTTTAATAGAGCTAATAATTGTAAACATTTTAGTTGATTTTATCAAATTAATGAAATAGTTTGTCATTTATGGCAAATATTCGTCTGACTACTTTTAAGATTTTTCATAGTCAAATCCTTTTAAACAAATGTTATCCCTCCGATGTAAATGTAAGGGTGGAGTATTTGCCATACTTAAAACATGGCACATACAGTTTATAAAAATATAGAAAATAAAAAGATACCTAGTGTTACTACAATATTAGGTCGTTTTAAAGACTCTGGTGCATTAATTAGATGGAGTAATGCAGAGGGTTTAAAAGGAAATAAATACGATGATGTAATGAAGAAGCACCAGGATATTGGTACTTCACTTCACGAGTTAGCTGAGATGCACATTCTCGATCAGTATTATGAACTTCCTAAAGATGAAACTCTTGTTTGCTTTAATAAATTTCTAACTTGGTGGGAAGAATCTGATTATAAAATTAATTGGACTGAGAAAAGTTTAACATCTGATCTTTATCAATATGGTGGTACAGCAGATGTACTAGTAAATGATGACACTATAATAGACTTTAAAACATCTAAAAATTTTTACCCAGACTATTTAGTTCAGGGTTCTGCATATATGCAACTTATTGAAGAAGTTGATAAAAGAAAAATTAAAAAATTTATATTAGCTAGATTCCCAAAATCAGGTGATGATTTTGAAATTAGGGAATTTAACAGAGAACAATTAGATCAAGCATTTGAATATTTTAAAATACTAAGAACAGCTTTCGATCAAGATAAAGAACTCAATAAAATAGTAAGGAGTAAAAAATGAATAGACAAAAACTTACCATGCAAGAATATAAAAAAGAGTGGTATCAAAAAAATAAAGAAAGAACTAAAGAGAAAAAAAAAGAAAATGCAAAAAAATGGTATCAGTTGAATAAAGAAAAAATATTAGAAAAACAAAGATTATATTATCTAAGCAATAAAGAAGCTATTGATAAAAGACAAAGAGAAAAATATTGGGAAAATCACACTAAATCATTAGAAAAAGGTAGAAGAAACTATCATAAACATAAACAAAGGTCTTTGGCATATCAGAGAAAATATAGAAATAAAAAATGGCAAGAAGATCCTTACTATAGATTAAAAACATTACTCAGAAGTAGAATAAATACAGCAGTAAGAGATGTTGCTAAATCAGAAAAGACACTAAATCTTTTAGGAGTAAATGATTTTGAAAATGTAAAAAAATATTTATCAAAAAAATTTAAAGATGGAATGTCTTGGGATAATTATGGTGAATGGCATATTGACCATATTGTTCCATGTGCAAGTTTTGATTTATCAAAAAAATCAGAGCAAAAAAAATGTTTTCATTATACAAACCTACAACCACTTTGGGCAAAAGATAATCTGTCAAAAGGTTGTAAATTATATTGGTAAGGAGAAGAAAAATGAGTGAAATAGAACAATGTCCTAAGACTATTGCTACTGCAATTCATGGCATCATGTCGGACATAAAAACACTACAAAAGGATAGCGATAATAAGTTTCAAAATTATAGCTATGTTGATGTAGATAGCTTTCTAAAGGCAATTAATCCTTTATGTGCAAAACATGGATTAAGTATCTTTATGAATGAAAAGGATTGCAAGATTATTGGTGACACAAAAAAATGGATACACATTCTTTATGAATTTATTTTAGTACATAAAGATGGCGATACCTGGAGTGAAGGAATCAATAAAAATATGTTTGTGCAAATGACTGGTGGCCAATCATTAGGTGCTAGTCAATCATATTCATTAAAACAATTTATGAGGCAGCTATTCCTTATACCAACTGGTGATAAGGATGATTTAGATGGCCATGAACAAAACTTTCAACCAAAAAAAAAGGAGCATAGAGGATGAGTGATGACAAAGAATTTATTGATGGTTTTTTTGCAAAAGAACCAAAGAGAGATTTTATCAAGTGTTCAATATCAATAAAAAAAGATGACTTTACTAATTGGTATAAGAAACAACTTCAAAATAAAGAAGATGATTGGATTAATATTGATGTTAAAGAAGGTAAATCAGGTAAATGGTACGCAGAAGTTAATACCTGGAAACCAGAAAAACCATCTGAACCTAAAAATAATGATGAATTAAAATCTTTAGGTGACTCAATCCCAGAGGACATTCCTTTTTAAATGACAAATTTAATACTCCTCCTATCAATACTTATCCTATTGCTCATTAATCTTTTATTGGTTTGGGCAATAGGTTCAATCGTTAACGAAATTAAGGAGAAACAATGAAAAAAATAAACATATCACATATCGAAAAACATTTATTTAATGAAAATAAATATGGGTGGGATAGAAATCAATATCCCTTAGTTCAAATTAAAGATGTCAAAGTATTGGAGGTGTTGCATGCAAAACCACACGAAAGTCTGGCTAGAGTTCTTCAATATAAAAGACACAAGTGAGTGTTCTTGTGTTTATTGTGGTGGACAAGCAACTTCTTTACATCACTTAAAACCTCGTGGAATGGGTGGTTCAAAGTTTAAATCAAAAGATTATGTGGAAAATCTCGCCCCTCTGTAATGAACACCATGTCAAAGCTGAACACAATCCAAAATTTAATGCAGAAATTAAATGTTTGGTGCTTGATATGGTGAAAGAGAAAGTGAAAATTGATGGAAAGTTTTGATCCTAATAAAATTGCTGATGCAAAAATGACTGCCATAAAAGAATATAGGGCAGCTAAAAGAGAGAGAGATAGAACTGAAAGACTATTAGACTATCAACTCGATCAAACATTCATTCAACTTAAATTTAATGAACTAAAAATGTCTATTGAAGATCGTAAGGCAAGAGCAAGAACTGATGAAACTGTTATTACTTTGAGAGTTGAATTAGAAAAGGCTCAAGAAAAGATGGATGATAAGTATGCAGAGCTTGAGAGAGTTATTACTAAAATAGAGTTCATGTTAGATGCGAATGCAACTAATAGACAAGAGATGAGACTTGGATCTGTAGTAACATGAAATATCCCACAAGAAGAATTGGTCGATTATGGCAAGGCAAGGCTTCCATAAAAGATTATGAAATAGAAAAAGCCATTAAAAAAGGTGGCATGATTTTAAAGAGATTAGATAACAATGAACAAATGTTCCTAGATGTCGATCAACTTAAATCAGCATTATTAACCAAAACATCAAGGAGTTTTCCACCAAGATTTAAAGGTGAGTCTGAGTTTAGACTCTGCAATATCTTTTGGAAATCACCAGAAAATACAAATCAGGAGAAATTATTATGATAGAAGAACTATACACAATGAAGGAAATATACCCCATTTTTAAGGCAAAATCAGAAAGGTCTTTTAAAATGACCTTAGATAGTTTATCTTCAAAGCACCCAAAAGAGCAATGTTTTAATCGATACTTCGGAAGTAAACGAGTGTTTACTAAAGAAGATGTAGAAAGGATTAAAACATTATGCTTAAAATAACTAAAAGACCTAATAGTAAGTATCTACAAATAAGAGGTACTTATAAAACTCCCTTTAAAAATTACAAAATAGTTTACGAGTCCACAGGCACAATTAACAAAAAAAAAGCTGAGGAATACTTATGGTTATTGCAAAAACAGTTAGATGAAGGAACTTATAAAGACAACCAGATCAAAAGAAAAACTTATGATGTTAAGTTTGTAACTGAAAAACTTTTAAATAGCTTTGACCAATGTCCAAGTGATGCAAGGAAACCTTTTTTTGAAAAGAATGCTGATTGCATTGGTTCTACACTTTTGGAAGATATTACAAATCAGAAAAAAGAAGAATTAATCTATTTGAGATATCCTAAAGGTACAGAAACAGGAGATTTGATTAGAAGATATCAAGGTAGAAAATTTACTTCAATACCACTTAATGAGAGAAAAATATTATCCTCAAAATATAACACGATAAATACTGTGGTTATCAGACCTTTAAGCAGATTAATTAGTTTTGCAGCAGAAAATAATTGGTGTAAGCCATATAAAATTAAACAGTTACCACAAATATCAATCAGAGATAAAGATAAGTATGTATGGACTAAAGATGAAATAATCAGGTGTATGGACTTCTCAGACTTTGAAATAAAGTTCTTATTAATATTTCTTTATAGAACTGGAGCTAGAATACAAGAAGCTCTTGATATGAATTTTGCTAGATTAGATCCTAACAACCGACCTATGATTGACCTGGATAATAATGAATTAAATATATTTGAAAATAAAACTCAATCCTGGAGGAACATACCTATACAAAGAAATGATAATGAACCAGAATTATCTTTGTGGCATTGGTTACAAAAGATTAATGATAGAGAAGGTTATTTATTTTCTTGGAGGTTTGTAGGCCATAAAAAAAATACTAATAATGGTTTAATACCAAGATGGAGAGAGATGTTAAGTTTTGCTAATGTCGATCAAAATAAAAAAAGACATTCATTAAGACACACTTTCGCATCAGAACTCTCTAATAAGGGTGCATCTACTAATGACATTATGACAGTAGGTGGATGGAAGTCTGAGACTATGGTTTATAACTATGCGAAAGTAGATAAAGAGAGAAAACAAAATTTAATAAATAAATTATGAACATTTCTCGTACATTTGATAATTACTTACAAAAAACCTTTAATTATCAATGTAAATTAGGTATTGACCTATCATTGGTAATAGAGTACTTTCTTACCATAATGAACAAAAATCGACAAAAACTTGTTCTTTTGGGTAATGCCAAACTAAAGTGTGCGTTAAGTTACAAAAATTGTTGTACATTTTGCGTACATTTTGGGATGGCTTTTTTAAGGAGAAAGTAATGGACTATACAAAAAAAATAACTGAAATGCACGAAGGTCAAAAGTTTTTAAGAAACTTGAATACTAATGGCAAGGCATTTCATTTAGACGATGATGTAAATGAATGTTTTAAGATTGGTAAAGATGGTGACCTTACTTTAGAGGAAGCAAATTTACTAACTAAAAGACAACAAGAACTACATAGTATTAATTGGGGAATGTTTGGCGATTGTCATGGGTTTCATTGTCATATTCATAATGATGGATTAGATACTGAAGGCAATTTTTATTTTAAACATAATTTTTTAGATCAATATACTATACAAGATGTAAAAGATGTTTTTAATGCAGCATCTAAAAATTTTGACCATGAAAAATATTTAGGATGTAACAAAGAAACAGGTGCATTAACTTTTGGACATATAGATGATATACAAGAATGGCATTCAGGTGGTGGTTTTTATCACTTATTTATTCTTTTACAATCTGGTCATGTAATTTCACATAGTAAAGCTGACAAATTTTTAGAAATTTCTAAAAAGAAATGGGAATCTATCTTAAAGTATTACGAGTCTGATAGTGAAGATGAAGAAGATGGTTTTGGATATGAGGCTAACAATGATGACCATGAAAATAGGTGTTTAGATTTTTCATTAAATAGTAAGGAAGTAAAATGACTAAAATATATTTTCATATCAAACTTGTGGATGGTTCTACAAAAATACTAGACCAAGAGACTTACAATAAAATTAAAAAAGATGGTGTCTTGGTATTTACTCATATTAAACAATGGGTAATAAGGGAGGTTGCGTAATGATTGAATCCATAACTTTAGAAAATACAAATCATCTCTTTTTATGTTCTTGGAATGGAACAAATTGTGTTCAAATACATACAAAAGATACTTTAAAAAAGGAATATGAAGGTACAAACTTATTTGATGATAATGATTGGTATATTCCTAATTATGATGGTTTATATTCTATAAATGATGTAATGAATGAATTAATCAAAAATCAAGATACAACCTCTATAGTTAGTAAAAATAATATGACAATTCAATATATTAAAGAAAAAGAGGTTGCGTAATGTTCATTTGTGTTATTGAAGATACTCCAGAATTTAATAGAAGGATTATCAAGTCTTATGTTCCTAGAAAAAAACACAATATTTGGATTTTAAGGCGACTTAGTCCATTATTTTTTCCATTTATTTAGCTTTACAGGGGGGTTTTAATAACCCCCTAGTGTCTTTCTATGGGGTTAATTTTTTAATTATGCAAAATTTCTTAACAATCCTGATTGTATGTTTGAAGAATATAAATCTTTAAAGTTTTTTAATTGATTAATTCTATCAGATTCAGAATTATATTTATAAATTCTGTCAATACCATTTTCTTTTAATATTTGTATTGTTTCATTTGAAGTATTATAAGGAACAATAGCACCTTTAAACTCATTTATACCAACAGCTCTGTTTGGTTTTATTTCAAAATATTCTGTAGGAGCATTTGCTAATTTTTTGAAAAATTCTTTTGTCATTAATATAGTTTCTTCACTAGCATTAGGATAAAATTCTTCAAATGAACTATCTATTGAGTATTTTTTATCACTAAATATACTAATAAAATTATCTCCATAAGTGTCCATCGATGCTCTCTCAGGATGTTCTTCTGCTAGTCTTGTTATAATTTTATCTAAATCACCATAAAGTTCTGTTCTATTATCATTAAATTCTTGTGTGTTTACTATTTTATCTCTTGATGATTTTACTTCTTCAATATTTTTAAATTTACCTCTCATTGTAGAAGCTAAATTTCCTAGTGAAGTTGATCCAAATCCTTCTTCTTGACCAGACTTTGTACTCATAGCATTTAAAACATTATCTAAATTATGATCTTTATATTTCAACCTTCCCATAGGAGTTCTTCCAACTATAATCTTTTCTTGACCTTCAACACCAATATTTTTGGCTAAATTATTTTCCCATACTTTGTATTCATTATTTAATTCTGGTGTGAAAACTTCTTCTAATGCTCTTTTATATTCATATTTATCTTTATAATTTGTAAATTCTGGTAATAATCCTTTTTCTTTTAAAAATGTCATTTCAAGCATAGTCTTATCTAAATTAGTAATACCTTCTTCAATTATTTGATTATACAAATTTCCAGAATAAAATATGTGTTGGTTAGAGCCATCTTCAAATTTGTAATTACCTATTTCTTTAGCATCATATCTAATGTCATTCACATCAAAAGTGTCTGAAAAATATTTTATTATTTTATTCATTTCATCATCTGAATATAAAGTTCTGACTATTGGGTATCTTTGAGTATAAGCATCTCCTTTATAAACAGGGTTATCTCTTGATGGGTTCATCATTGAAGGATCGCCAATTAAAGTAATTTCTCCAAATTTCATTTCATCAATATTTTCTTTTGCTATTGCCAAACTAGGTTTTGGTATGCCACCTAATTTATTGTAATTCTGTATAGCACTTTCACCTGTATTATGAATAACAAACATTCCTTCACCTTCAGGATATTCGTTTTTATTTTCTTGAGATGTATATATATAATCTGAAAGTAATGAAGGTGGTAATTCTTTTGTTACATTACTAGAGTCTATAGTTTCTGCTTCTGGAGTTGATAACAATCCACTAGGTTTATAACCTTCAGTAGTTATTAAAGGTTCTATGTTATTATTAGTTGGTAATGTAATATTCTTACCTAACTCTCTATTAAATTCTGCTTGTCTTTCAATATCATCAGCATCAGGAGCAAACACTTGGCCTGATGGAGTATCTTTTAAGTTTAATGTTGGCGATCCCAATAACAAATTTAAACCTGAGCTAAGTAAACCTTTGTTATTAATAAAATTATCAATAATACTTTGAGAAACTCCTGGTTGTGATAAATATTGTGTTGCAGCAGTTCCTAGTAATCCTGAACTAATAATAGCTGGAGCTATATAAGGTGCTGCTAATAATCCTGGCATATAAATTTTCTTTCTATAAGGTTAATTCTTTAACTTCTAGTACACATTTGTTTAAAATTAATTGAAGTGTTCCTTCATTGCCATCTACATATTCACCATTCTCTAATGAGTAACTAGAATATAAAATAGTTTTATCTTTAGTCTTTTTATATAACCATCCTACAGAATAACAGATTGGCATAGATTTCTTTTCATAAGACTTTGCCTCTACCCAGCCAGAGTCACATAGACCACTATCGATCCATTTAACTATGACTAATTTGTTCATTATGTTTTCTTTTTATTCTTCTTTTTTTTCTTCTTTTTTGGTGGTCTGCCGACTTTTGATCCGTATGTTCCTTTTCCGTATGGCATTATTCTTCTCCTAATGATCCTAATTTAACTTGTTCTTGTTTTTCTAATTGATCTTTAAGTGATTGATTTTGTGATGAAGCATAATCAGCTTTTGCTTTTTGAAATGCAATCACATCATCTACTGTTATCTTTAGTTTTTCTTCTCTAAGTTGAGCATTTTTTTCTGCCCAATTATCGAGTCTTTCATTTAGAAACTTAATATGGAAATCTTTTTCTTCGTTGTCTTTTTTGACTTCTCTTAGTTCTTTTTTAGTTTTGCGTAGCAATGCTTCTACTTCTTTGACTGTACTCATTTTTTAAACATCTTCATAGCACCTGAAGCACCTTTAATTCCAAATGAAGCTGAAATACATAAAATTAAACAAGTAGAGAACCACGATGGGGTACTCTCATCAAGAAACTTAAATCCTTTTTCTACATACTCTTGAGTAAAAGGTAAAAAACAACCAAGTAAAATTGCACCAAAAATCAAAGTCCAAAATTCATCTTTCCAACTATTTTGCATTTGATCGACAGCACTTTTTTCCCAAGCAACTTTACCAGCAATTTGATCTTCTTTTAATTTTGTTTTAGCTTTAATTTCTGTTACAGCTAATTCTGCTTTTGCTTTTTTAGTATCTACAAAACCTTTAACTGCATCACCAGCTACTCCCATTAGTGGTTTTAATAACATTGTCCACATACTAGGCCTCCTCTATTAACTTAACCATTGGTTCATATCTTGAGGTAAGGGTTCTATAAAGACGACTATCTTTAAGTTGATTTGCCATTTCAACAAAATTACCATCTTGCATAGCTTGACGCATATTAACAAATTGAAATAATTTAGGTTCACCAATATTGTAAGCAATCTCTATAACACAATCCTTGATAACTTCTGGAACTTCACAATCACCGATATATCGTTCTGCTGCATGCAAATAGACAAGAAAGTCTTTTTCAAACTGTTGTTCTAATACTTCTTTTGAATATTCAACTCCTGGTTCATAAGGATCACCATCTACACACTTATGGCCATACCCAATCGTCATAAAATCTTCTTTAATGGTTTCACCATTTGCTCCTTTATACTCTAGGAAGTACCCAGTTGCAGAGAAACCTTCTGAAATCTTAATCTTTTCTTTTACTTCTTCGTACATTCTAACTCCTTTAATCGTTCATAAGAAATTTCTGTAATGTCTTTTAATAAAACATGGATGTTACCAATATCTATTTCTGTTATTTCGCCTGGTTTAATATCTTCATATTCCTTTTTTGTAAGGCTCATATAAAGTTTGCCAGATTGATAAACTATTCTCATATTTTTTTATTCCACCTATTTCCTCTTTTAAGAACCATTGGTATAAGTTGAGGAACTCCATCAAGAATAATTAAAGTTCCAAGAACTGGTCTTTTTATGTTTACTCTTGAATATGCAAAAGCTAGGGAGTCTTTATCTATAAGACACCCAATAGTAGCACCCCATCTAAGAGCTTCAGGTGAACTAAAAAATTTAAGTTCATACCTAGAGTGGTAGTGAGACTGGATATATCCAGAATAATTTAATGCTTGTGCTGACTTTAAACAATCAGCATTCATATTATGCGTAAAATAATAACTACCAAATTTATCTTTGATAATTAATTTATCATGCCATTTCCATTTTTTAGGATTTACACCGAGTATATCGGCATAATCTTTTATGGCTTGTTTTGGAAACCCATAAGTTTTTCTTTTGCGATAAACCATTGATCCATGATTAGAATGCAATAAATCCATATTAGGAAATATTTTTTCTAATCTTTTTATATGTTTTTGTGCAAGTTCTAATTCTTTTGATGCACTTGGTAAATCCGGATCTGATTCATGGTACGACAAAGCTGAGTAATCAATTTCATCGCCCAACATCACGACTCTATCAAATTTATATTTTTTATTTATTGCTTTTAAAAAAGATAAGTGGTCTTGATGTGCAAAAGGATAATGGGTGTCACTTATACAGAGTATATTTGACATCTTACTCCTTATGTATCTGTCACCTCTTTTGTTGTGCAGAATGTAGTTAAATAAACATTAGGTAATTCCATATATTTACGAGCCAACTTTACTGATGCCTCTCTGCATTCTTCTCTGGTATTGTAAGAGGTGTCATAAACAATACTAGATGCACAAGTTTTATCTAAAGGCAATGTGGGATTTTGCACACATAACCAAAAGATTAAAAAAATTTTCATATTTAATTTCCATTAAGGTACTTTTCAATCCATATAATCTTTTCTTTAATAACAGCTATATCTTGTTGCATTTCAGATATTACATCTGCTTTTTTTTCTACAGCTTCAAGACGACTACTCCACATTCCCCAAGTCATTGCTAGAGAAACAATAATAACTAAGTATGGTAATATGGTTTTTAAATCTATATTCATTTTGTTTTTGCTGACATTCCTGATAATGGGTTATTCAGAGCTTTATCTATATTTAATTGTAGTTCTTCTTCTATAATTTTAAGTTCATTTAAAACTTCTCTTGTGTCTGCTTTTTGTCTATCTTCCACATCATTAACAATTTCTGTAATATGTCTAATATCACCATTCATTTGACGCAAGTCTGCTTTCATATCTGAACGCATATCTCTGGCTACATCTGATATTATAGTTATTTCCTGGAGTATCATTTCTACTTCTGATTTTAATACTGCAAGTTGTTCGTCATAATGTGATAAATCAGGTTCTGTATAAGATATGATTTTTTCTTTCATATCTAAATAGTCTTGGTAAAAAGTGAAACCAGTCCAAGCACCACCACCTAATGCAGATAAAAGAGTAAGAATAGCAAAGACTTTTCCACCAGATACTTTCATTCCAGAATACTCAATACTGGCCATTAATTAAATCCTCCATAGTTTGATTTTGTGCTGATTGAAATAAAAATCCAAACTGATCTTCTAAACTTTTATCAAGATATTCGTTTATATTATTGTCTTGAATTATTGATTGTGTATCAAAAAAACTTTTAGTATCACCTAATATTTGCATAACAATTAAAGTTTTAATTTGTGCTGCATCATCATATCTAGCTTTGTCGTCAATCTTTTTAACTATTTTAGTAGCTGCTTTTTCTTTAGCAGAAGGTTCTTTTACAGGTTTTTCAGTTTCTTCCTGTTGTACTTCTTCTTGTTCGGTACTATCTTCTGCTTCCACAGAGGGTTCTTCAACAGTTTCGCTATTGGGTTCTGTTGTTTTTTCTTCTGGTTGTTCATTAGAAATTTCTTCTACTTCTGGTTCAGGTAATTCCATTTCCATTTCAATTTCTAATTCAAGTTCTAATTCTGTTTGTGCCTCAACTGTTACTATTTCAGGTTCAGGTAAATCTATTTCAAAGTCTATTTCAAATTCTTGTATTTCTAATTCTACAGTTTCGTATGAAACTTCTTCAGTTTCAGGTTCTATGGGAGTAAAATCAATTTCACCATCATCAAAACTAATATCGTTATATTCAAATACTTCTTCAACAAATTCTATTTCTGTAGGATCAAAAATGTTGAGGTAATAAATTTCTTCTAAGGTAGTTATGTGTTGTGTGACTATGGTGTTTATTACATTGTAAAATACATCAACAGTAACATCATCAAATAAAGGGCCAATAGCTAAATTAATATCCCTACCACCTACTTCAATAGTAAGTTTATTTAAAACACCAGAAAAATCGAAACTCCCATTGTATGACTGATATCCACTAGCGACTCCAGTTTCAGACAAGACATCAGTTCCATTAAAGACTTGGTTTGATCCATTAAGACCTGTGATGTGCAAGTAAATTCTATCCTGAGCATCTTGTTTATCTACTTCTATTGAGTATTTAACTTCACCACCATTGTTTATTTGTAAATCAGAAATATCGACAGTTTGTATGAATGTCGTACCCATACCATCAACTCCCATTGTAGAAGTTGTGTTTCCACTTCCTGTAATCATGGCACACTTATCAGTACCTAATCCATAACAAGAATTGCCACTTGGCATTGACGCACTACCTTGACCACCCCAATCAATATCCATATCGCCTTCTTTAGAAGATGAAACATATCCATTAGATCCATCTAAAATATCGTTTGAGTTTTCGTTAGTGACAGTTTCAGTTGTGGTTGTGACAGTAGTAGTTGTTGTTGTAACTATTTCTGTACCTAAATCTTCTTCAGTTATTTCAACTTGTGTATCTTCAGTAATAGTAATACCAGGAGTACAAAGACCTTCATGGTCAATTAAACATTCTGCTTTAGAATATGAGGAGGCCAGTAGTAATAAGGAACAAAGTCTTATAAAGTGCAATATGACCGACATCGCTTAACTCTCCTTTTACAGGTTTACTTGCCTGTATATATTCTGTTTTGTATCTACTTCCTTCTGGAATTTTATTAGGATTATTTTCCCAATATGATGCAGCTTCTAGTCCAATCAAACCATTAACAGGGCAAGGAGTTCCAGCATCCATCATGCTTGTCCAGACTCGAGGATCTTGACAAAGTAAAGCAACAGCCGACACTCTCATGCCATAAGCGTATTGGCTGCGAGATAATTTTAAAAGCTGACACAGCTCATCATCTACTAAAATTCCTGTAGCTACACCTAAAACATTATTTTGGACACTTCCACCAACACCAACTTTACAAATATCTGAATTTGAATTTGGAATTACTGGTGCGTTTGCTGTAGAAGGTGATGAGTTAGTAACAACTGTACTTACAGTATTGGTTTCTGATTTAACCTCTGAACATATTAGCATTGTCATTAAAAAGACAACTGCTATTAAACTAGGATAAATTAAATGTTTCATTAATCTACTTTACTCATAGACCTAATAAATTCGACACCCTCTATGGTTTCAATTTGTGCTTCAACTTTTGCACAAGATACTCTTGCAGTATCAGATTGCATATTGCGTTCAATGATTCTTTTCTTTTCAAGACAATCTTTAACACCATCAGTCACAGTATGTTCAATCATAGTTCCACCTGAGAATAAAATTAAAGCTATAATAACTTTAGTTACCATTGTTTCTTACTTTATCTTTTAATCCTTCTATATCTTCTAATGCTTTTTCCATATCAGCTTGTAATCTCATAATGTTTACTTTGTTATGTGCCATGTTTTCTAAATCTTCTGACATACCTTCTACTTGTCCAGCTATAAACTCTAGCAACATAAACTGTTCCTGATCTATAGGAGTTTGATCTGCGTTCTTAACAAGATCAGCTTCAAATAGAGTAGCTCTTGTTTCGAGATTATTTATTCGTTCTTGGATTGAGAAGAAAGCCATTGTGCCTATTGCGATTGCACCACAAATAGCTATAAGGTTTCGCATCGGCATTGAAACCGATGTGTTGTCTGATATCTTCATTATCTACATACACATTCGCCATTACAATATTCACACATGATTACTCCTTTACATATACAGTCATAATCTTCACAACATTCACACATGATTTACTCCTTTGGATTATCTGATTTAATTTTTGCGATTCTAGTTTTCCAAGCATCTATATCTTTATAGATTTCATCTAATTGATCGCCAATATTACCATAAGCTGATTTACGAGTAGCCCTAACAATATTGTTAGCTTCTTCTTTATTACCAGCAGTTTCATAAGAAGCTATTTGTGAATCAGTAGGTTTAGAAAAACTATATGTCCATGTTTTTATATAATCACCTTTACCATCATTTTGTAAAGATACTTTTGTATTATCCCAAGTTTTAGAATTTGCTTCTATGTATAATTTAACTTTTGTAC